AATTCCAAACATATTTAGAAGTAACTAAAAACTTAGTAAAAAGAAACCAAAAAGCAAAAGAACACCATAAAACAGTTTATAGATTTTCTATTAGAGGCTATCGTGCTTTACACTTTATGGAGGAAATGCTACCATATTTAGGTATAAGGAGAAAAGAACAATATTATGCCGTGGTTCAATCTATTGGGAATGGCCCTAAAAACTGGAGCCCACCTGTACTCGAACAAACAAAAGACGAAACAAGCAATGTCTGATGCTGCATTAAGAAATGCAGAAATGCAGGCTCGTGGAGAATTGGAATACAACGGTAAATTATTAGAAGCAAGAGAATCCGACTGGAAGGACGAATTTATTTTATTATTATTGTCAGCTCCTATAGTTTTGTTGGCTTGGGCAGTTTTTTCGGATGATCCAACTGCGATGGACAAAATGAAACTTTTCTTCGAATACTTTTCTCAACTACCATTCTGGTATCAGACAATTTTCGTAGGAGTAATCGCGAGCGTATACGGACTTAAAGCTACTGATTTAATCAAACGTAAGTAGTTGCATTTAAAATCCAAAGTGTTATAAGAACCTATGATTAGAGGAGACAGCTCAGATTATGAATTACTTAATAAATGGACTAAAGGATTTGATTGCCAAGGTTATAAATCTTGTGAGATTGGAGTTCGTGAGGGACTTGGGTCTAAGATTATCATGGATAATGTTATCAATAATTATATTCATGTGGGCGTTGATCCATATGGTAATTTAAAATACCAACATTATGATACTACAGGTGCGTATACCTGTGACTATACTGATGAGATGCGAGATACAATGTTAAACGATTTCTATCAATATAGAAATGCTGGTAAGTTTGTATTATGCAATATGACAGATACTAAATTTATGAATGACTCTGAACATAGATTTTCAGAGTTTGCATTTGTTCATTTTGATGGTCCTCATATGACTAAAGATGTTATAACTGAAGCAGTTTGGTTTGCTAATAGAACTGCACCTATTACAAGATTTGTATTTGATGATTATACTAAATATGAAATGCCTTTAATTGAAACTATATTAAAAAAATATGGTTTTAACTTAGCTGAACAAGGAAAAAATAAAATTTTATTAGAAAAAAATGAATCTTGATTTAGATACGTTACAAAGTATCAAACATTTCATTAATAAAAGAATTACCCAAATCAAAGAGGATTTGGTGTACCATGTAGACACAATCGACAGACTATCGTATTCTAGAGGGAAACTCAGCGCTTTAGAAACGCTGCTTCAGGATCTTAAAGACCTGCAGAGAAACGAGGAGAATGTCGATGACGATAATAACACCTGATTCCACTTTAGTTGGAGTCAATAAAGTAAATAATGGTGTCGCGCCTGATTCAAAAGAATCACCGATACCCACTGATCCAGCAGGGATCGAAAAATATCTTTCAGTAATACCAAAACCAGTTGGTTATAGACTTTTAGTTAGACCTTATGCGGGTCCTAAAAAAACTAAAGGTGGAATTTATCTTACTGATAATGCAAGTGAAACTATTCAAATGACAACCGTTGTAGGTTTAGTCGTTGAGATGGGTGATCTTTGTTATCAAGATAAAGAAAAATTTCCAAAAGGTCCTTGGTGTAAGAAAGGTCAATTTGTAATCTACGGTAGATATGCCGGTTCTAGATTCAAAACAAAGTATGGTGAACACCGTATTTTGAACGATGATGAAATCATCGCAACAATAGATAAACCAGAAGATATTCTGCATTTATATTAAGGAGGAAACATCAAATGGCTGATGCACAAGAACAAGCTAAGATAGAACCTGAAGTTGAACTTGATTTAGACGATGTTAAAGAAACAGAAGTTAAAATTGAGGAACAACAAAAGGAAGAATCTAAAGAAGCCAACTTAAATGTTGGTGAAGTAGACTTAGGTTATACAGATCACGACAAGGAGCAACCAAAAGAAGAAGTTGTTGTTGAAGAGATCGAAGAACCTAAACAACAAACACAACCTACAGAAGATCCAGATGATTTAACTAAGGTATCTGAATCTGTAAGGAAGAGAATAGACAAACTAACAAGAAAATACAGAGAAGCTGAAAGAAGAGAAAAAGCTGCTTTGGATTTTGCAAAAGGTTTACAGAAAAAGTATGACGATTCTGTAACTAAATATGATTCTGCAGATGAAAAATATCTGAAAGAATTTGACGCTAGAGTTGATTCTCAAAGAGAACAGGTAAAAAGAAAACTCAAAGAAGCTATTGAAAATAATGATGCTGAAAAAATTATGGAAGCTAACGATGAGTTAACTAGATTATCTGTTGAAAAAGAAAAAGCTAGAATTAAGATGGCTGATAGAGAAGCTAGACTTAAACAGCTAGAAGAACAGAAAAATAGCGTTAAAGAAGAGCCAAAATATACTCAACAAGACGTAGTACCAGCCGAGCCTAGTAGAAAAGCTCAGGATTGGGCGTCTAAAAACACTTGGTTTGGTAATGATAAAATCATGACAAACGCAGCAATGACTGTACACGAAGATCTAGTGGGTATGGGAGTTGATGTAGAGAGTGAAGAGTATTATAATGAGATTGATAAGCGTATGAAGGAAAACTTTCCTCATCGTTTCCAATCTGAGCAACGAAGACCCGTCCAAAAAGTTGCTAGTGCTGGCAGAAGTCAGCAAGGACGTAGATCTGTGAGACTCACCAAATCACAGGTGGCTATTGCCAAAAAATTAGGGGTGCCACTAGAAGAATACGCTAAATACGTGAAGGAGGTACAATAAGTATGAGCGATAATATAAAAAGAACTTCACGCGCGTCAGAAGAAGTAAAAGAGGTTAGAAATAAACCTTGGACGCCACCATCATCTCTGGATGCACCACCTGCGCCAGACGGTTATGTCCATAGATGGATAAGAACCGAGAGTATGGGTTTTCAGGATACGGCAAACGTATCTAAGAAAATGAGAGAAGGTTGGGAATTTGTGAGAGCCGAAGAGATTAAAAATCAATTAGGTGATCACTCTTATCCAGTCATAGCTCAGGGAACTTACGCAGGTTTGATCGGGGTTGCTGGCCTTGTGTTGGGAAGGATACCTGAAGAAATTGTTAAAAGCCGTGCTGAGTATTTTAGAAAAATTACTCAAGATAGAGTAGACGCGGTGGACAACGATGTCATGAAGGAACAACGACCGGAGATGCCTATTAATATTAGTAGACAATCTCGCGTAACTTTTGGTGGAGGAAACAAATCCTAATGATTTGGTAAAATTCACACCGAAGTAAGTTAATAAAAATATATAGGAGAAAAACAATATGGCTAATACGGCTGAAAAATATGGTCTAAGACCAGTAAGAAAGTTAGATGGCTCTCCATTTATTAACGCACAAAACAGATATAGAATTGCAGCGAACTACGGTACGCCAATTTATCAAGGTGACTTGGTAAAACCTGTAACAGGTGGTGGAATCCAAAGAGCAGTCGCAAATACTTCTGATCTTGTAGTGGGCGTTTTTAACGGAGTATTCTACACAGACCCTACTACTCAGAAGCCGACTTGGAAAAACTATTATCCTGGAACTGTTAATGCTAGTGACATTGTCGCTACTATTATCGATGATCCAGATGTAGTTTACTCAATCGACTCTGATGGAGCGTTTGCAGTAGCAGACATCTTTAAAAACTTCGCAATAACAAACGCTGGCGGTAGCACGTTATCTGGAATTTCACAAGTTCAATTGGACTACAGTGTATCTGGATTAACAACAAGTGGTACTGTCCTTCAAGCAATTGACATTTCTCAAGACACGAGAAGCGACACTGCTGGAAGTGTGAACGTAGATGTATTGGTTAGAATTAATAACCACTTCTATGCTCAAGGCACAGGTATATAGGAATAGGAGAATAAATTATGGCTATATCACGATCACAACTAGTTAAAGAACTAGAGCCAGGATTGAATGCACTATTCGGCCTGGAATACAACAGATACGACAACGAGCATGCAGAGATCTTCATGGCTGAAGCTTCAGACAGAGCGTTTGAAGAAGAAGTTATGTTATCTGGCTTTGGCACAGCAGCAACTAAAGCTGAAGGTGCTATGGTCACTTTTGACCAAGCTTCTGAAGTATATACTTCAAGATACACTCACAATACTGTGGCGTTAGCATTTGCTATCACAGAAGAGGCAATTGAAGATAACTTATACGACAGATTAGCAGGCAGATACACAAGAGCTCTTGCAAGATCAATGGCGCAATCTAAACAAATCACAGCAGCAAATGTATTAAACAATGCGTTTAATACAGGCGGAAGCTATAATGGAGGTGACGGTAAAGCACTTTGTACTACTGACCACCCATTAGCAAATGGTGGAACATTCAGAAATGAATTATCTACTGCTTCTGATTTGTCAGAAACTTCGTTAGAACAAGCGTTAATAGACATCGCAGCGTTCGTAGACGAAAGAGGATTAAAAATCGCTACTATGGGTAGAAAATTGATAATTCCAAAAGAATTACAATTTACTGCAGAGCGAATTATGAAATCACCTTTATCTACAACACCAGGTGGTTCTGCAGCGTTTGCGAAAAACGACATCAACGCAATGATGAACATGGGTATGATTCCAGAAGGTTACAGAGTTAACCATTTCTTGACTGATACTGATGCATTCTTCATTATGACTGATGCGCCAAACGGTTTGAAACACTTTGTAAGATCGCCAATTAAAACAGCGATTGAAGGTGACTTCGACACTGGTAACGTAAGATTTAAAGCTAGAGAAAGATACAGCTTCGGTTGGTCTGACCCTAGAGGAATCTTTGGTTCGCCAGGAGCGTAATCAATTTAATATAGGGGCGTAGTATTTACGCCCCTATACTTTACCCTTATAATGGAGATACTATGAGTTTTAAAAGCGATATTCAGGCTACAAGATCACAAGCAGGTAACACAGGTACTGCGGTTATTGAACAACCAATTAGATTAAGAGGAATTATTATTGCTTCAGATGGTGTTGGAGCAGGAGTTTTAGAATTAACTACAACTTCAAATACAGGTGACACACTTTTCATAGGTGATGTACCTAACGGTGATGTAATCAACTTTTCCTTTCCAGAAGACGGAATACTTTTTCCAAAAGGAATTTTTGTTAAAACAAAAACAAATGTCGCTGCTTACACATTGTTAACTGATAAATATTCAGGTCCTGGTTTAACAGTGTAGGTGTCTATGGATTACTATGCTGACTTAGGTATAGAGATCGAGGGTTATGCAAAAGGTGGAATGCCTGCGCGTAATAAAAAAAATTTCAGATCTACAAAATCTGGAGCAGGTATGACGGCAGCAGGGGTCCGTGCATACAGAAGAATGAACCCTGGGTCAAAATTAAAAACAGCTGTAACAGGCAAAGTTAAAAAAGGAAGTAAAGCAGCTAAAAGAAGAAAATCTTTTTGTGCTAGATCAGCAGGGCAAATGAAGATGTTTCCAAAAGCTGCAAGAGATCCTAATTCAAGACTAAGACAAGCAAGAAGGAGATGGAAATGCTAAAATTTTATGAATGTTTAAAACAAACTTTTAAAAAAAATATTCACAAAGAATCTAAATGTTATATTTGTAATAATACTAAGTATACTTGCAGTTTAATTACAACGGTTATTATAGGTATAATACTTTTTATCATCTAAACATAGGTTTATAATTAGCCTATGAAAATTTCTGAAAATACAAATATTGGTTTACCATTACGTAACTTAATTGGTTTGATTGCAGCCATAGTTATAGGCGCGTGGTTTGCATTTGGTGTAATTGAAAGATTAAATCGATTAGAGACAAAAAATCAATTGTTTGAAAAAGATTTACTAGAAGCTAGTATTCAAAAGCCTATTGACCAAGAGCAGTTCATGCTTCTTGAATACAATGCGAAAAAAATAGAAGAACACGAAGAACAACTTAAACAAAATGTTCATACAGGTGTTATGATTGATATGATGGAAAAGGAAATTGAAAAACTTAAAAAAGATGTCGAAAAACTTAAAGATCAAACAAGAGATATTAAGTTTAGTAATGGAAACGGAAACGGGCATTAATGCTGGAACTTTACAAGAATATGACTACACTTGTGAAGATTCTGAATGTGAGTGGAAACAAATAACTGAATATTGGAGGAAGTAATGTCTGATAGAGAAAAGATAAATAAAAATATGATGATTAAATATAGTTTAAAAAAAACTGAATCTCGAAAACAAATGAAATTTTTTCAGTACTTAAGAAAAGAAGTTGATATAGGTGCTGGTGGTACACAAAAATATGTTATTAAAAATGGACCTAACAAGGGAAAAATTGTAGGATGATACAAACAGTTATTGCACTTTGTTTATTTATAGGTGGAGAACTTATAGAACACAGAATACAAGATAATTTATCTACCTGTTTAAAAATGAAAAGAGAAGCCACTAGAAATATGGATATGACTAACAAACAGTTTATGTGTGGTGAAGTAGAAGCAGAACTTGAAAAAAATATAGATGGTAGTAAAAGTATAAGTAAAATTATAAAACCAAAATAATGAACCTTACCCGTAACTTTACTCTTTCAGAGTTAATTAAATCAGACACAGCTATTCGTAAAGGAATTAATAATAATCCTAATGCGGGACAAATAGAAAAACTTAAATTACTTTGTGAAAATATATTACAACCAGTAAGAGATAGATTTGGAAGAGTTACAGTTACTTCAGGATATCGCTCTCCAGAATTATGTTTAGCTATTAATAGTTCAATAAATTCTCAACATACAAAAGGAGAAGCAGCAGATTTTGAATGTCCTGGTGTAGATAATGCAGAAGTTGCTGAATGGATACATAGGGAACTTCCGTATGACCAGCTTATCCTTGAGTACTACACTCCAGGAGAACCTTCAAGCGGGTGGATCCACTGTAGTTGGGTAGCAGAAGATAGAAGAGCTAGTTTTTTACACGCATTTAAAAAAGATGGACAAACTAAATATAAACCTATATTAGGTAAGGTAAAGGATTTAATATAATGGCAATATCAAGATCACAGATGACGCAACAAATAGATGGTAAACTTAGAGGAGCTAGAAAGAAAAAAGCACCTGCAGGTTATCACTATATGCCTAATGGCAGATTAATGAAAGATTCTGCACATGCAAAAAACAAGAAATCCAATAGCAAAAAAGCT